TTTTTTTTTTTTTTATTGTTTTGCTTGAAGCAGGAGAAAATAAAAGACCTAGGCTATATTGTAGCCGGAGGCATCGGAGCCGTTAATGTTCCAGAGCTTAAAGCCCTTGACAAGTGCGGCAACAGTTGCAGTTGCGTACCACGCGAGTCCGTCTGTACCTCCGGTTTGGAAGGATTGAAGAACGGCCCCTAACGTGGGGAAGAAGTAAACCTGGACAGTAGCACCCACCACCATGGCGCGCCAGATAAGGATGTCACCAGCTGACAGAACTTTGGTGGTGTTGTCAGCTGGGTTTAACCAAGTTCGCCATGCGGAGTTTCCAGGACCAGTGTCATCGGCGGACACAATTTGCGCCCAGTAGATGGCATTACGGTAAAGACACGGTGCCGTCATGGCAGAGTTTGCATCGGAGACGGATGTCTTGTTCCCGGAGGTCATGGTTGCGTTGGTCATGATGAGAGACTCGGAGGCAGAGCCGTAGGTGGCAATGCCTGAAGCCTTCATAGTTGGTGACCTGACACGAACTTTGTAGTGGCACACGATCGTGCCAAGTGGGATGGGGGTTGTCGTTGCATTGGACGCAGCGAGTTGGTTGAGGAGAATGATGTATCCAGGCATCTCAAAAGGGCCACCAGCGGGAGAGCCGGTGTAGTACCACTTGAAGAGAGGCTGGCCAAGGTGGATCGCGAGGTTGCGAAGCACGCTGCCTAGGGCACGGCCTGGGCGACTGTAGACATTTCGGAGGAGGGATAAACCGCTCTCTTCGAGTAGGTTGTCTGTTATGTCGTTGATGTAGGCCATGAGGATCTGGCCAGCCTGCGTATAGGACGCAGCTGGGATGTATTCGAACTCGATTGACTCAATGCAGAACTGGTCGTAGGCGGCCAAGAAGAGGGCAAGGCGACAGCCGTCAATGAACCGAGGATTCGCAGGAACGATTCCGAGAACACCTCCGGATGGAACGGTTGAAGTCACTCCCCCAATGGCTGGTGGGAGGACAACAGAGCCGATGAATTCAGAAGACGTGTAGGTCATTGACCCATCTTCGTTGATATTCATTCCTTCGGTGTGACCTCGTGCTTGGCCACCGACATGTGGGGTGATAATGGTCATATCCTCGGTGGGAATGACTGCATTAGCGGCGGCGGCATGCATCACGAGTTGGGATGTTGCTGGAATTTCGAGCTTGGAGCCGGTCATCAGAGCGGCATCCTGTATCTCGGTCGGTTCAATGACGCGAGAGGGCGTGAAGCCTTCGGTCCTGACCTGGGGTTTGGGAAGGTACTGGAAGATCTTCGCGAGAGCAGAGTGGACGGCTGGGCTTAGAGAACGCCCGCCAGTAACTCGAGGAGCTGGGGGCCGTACTTTGTTGCCTTTGACACCGCCCAGTCGAGCCAGTCCTCGTCCTCCTTGTGTTGGGCCTTGTTCTTTGGCTTCTTGGAGTGGGTGTCCTTGACTGCGCGCTTGAGCTCGGACAGCTCGCGTTTGGTCATCTGGAGCTCCTTGAGCAAGGACTCTTGAGAGGTTGCGTAGCTTGGATAGCTTGGCAGGGCTTGGTGCGACGACTTCCGGGACCTGTTTGGGGGAGGCGGGAGCCTGAGAGCGTTTGACATTCATGAAGAAATCGTGGATCAGATAGATAATAAGGGATGCTCCGGACACGGCAGACATTGATAATGCTGCGGCCGGTCCGGACGACCTAAAATACCCATGGAGCGGCATGCCCCTGCGCAAAATGTTGGTTGTCACACTATGGGGTGACTGCGACAGGTGCATGGCGTTGAAGTGATCCAGGTGCGAGTGTCGGGTGGCAATGCTGTAAATGGCTGTGCTGGGTAGGTTTGGGACCAATCCCTCAAGCCGAAGCTGTTCGCTCACACCGAGCTTAAATACTCGCTCCATGAAAGTCCTTGAACTCATGGTGGGAACCTTCTCCTGGTGGGTCTGAATGTAGCCTAATGCAGCCTGCGCTTCGGCGCGGGTGTGAACTCCAAGATGCCGTGAGTTCTGGATGAATTTGTCCATCTCAGGCATGAGGGAGGCGTACTGTCGTATGACAGACCAAGAGATCGGGCTGATTACCGGGGCCCCGTTATATGCATGGGCCGCTGACATCGCCTTGGACAGCAATATCATGTTGACGCGCTTCTTAGAAGAGTTCAAGTCAGCACGCCCGATGTATGGGAAGTTATGAAGGAACTTCCTCGGGTCAGTGATTAGAACCATGTTCTCAGGGTCAACAACATTACCGCAAAAGGAGGCGGTGTGGATCGACACAGGTGGGTCGATCTTACAATTACCACCCAGGTTGGAATAATCCTCCTGCTGGGGTGAACAATCCTTGAACTTGAAGAGTCCGTCATCACCTTCGACGAAACCGTATCGTTTGGTTAGGTCGAGGGTACGGCCGGATCTCTTCCATGCGCTATAGTAGCAAGCGATGAGATTGAAGAGTCCATTGTTAAGGGAAGTGTCCATCTCTCCAGATAATAGGATCGAACGGATGAGGTGGATGGTAAAAGTGCGCTGTGTCAAGCGCTGTGTTCCCATACGGGTCCGAAGGTGCTCAAGAACTCTACGGCGAGCCTCCGGATGTCTGGAAGTCATGTACATGTAGGTTGAGTACACAATAGACATCAGGACGCGGGGGGCGTGGGTTGCCTCGAAGTTCGAGTAATCGGTAGCTAGTAGGTCTCCATCAATAGCGTCCAGGACCTCAAGAATCAGTTTGGCACGTTCTGAGGCTGGAACCTTTTTGATGAATTCGGGTAGTTTATATATTTCTGATTCGATTGCAGCGATTGTGGGTCCAATCCAACACTTGTAACGG